TTATTAAGTTTTACCTTTCTACCCTGATATTCTGCTTCGTTAATATTTTCTTTCATTGTTTTTAGAAAGCTAATAAACTCATTTAAATCAGTAGAATTTTCAACATCATATTCTGTGATGTTTTCATCTAAACTTAATTTAAATTCCTTATAAAGTTCTTTAGAGTAATTTTCCATTTTTAAATCTTGTAATTAACCTATACTATATAAATATAAAACTTTTAATTTATAACCATTTAGTTAAATCTTCCACATCATTACCTATTTGCATTTGCCAAGGATTATCTTCATTGTCATCTCCACCATATATCCCACTATAAGTATGTGTAGATATACCATCTATAGCTTGTTTGGTTAAATCAATACCTTCTTGTCTTAATCTCAAAGCAGTATATCTTACCCATAGTGAAATAGCTAATGACATTGTTAAATCATCGTTATAGCCCCTCATTGCTTCGGCTCTACCATTCATCCATATAAATGTGAATAATTCATCAATAGTTCTAACTGAACGTATTATAATGGATTTCTCTCTAACATACTCTTCTAACTTAGAAATAATTAAAGGCCTAGTTCTTGATGTGGTTGAAAATCCAGCCACCATACTTTTGTCTTGAGACCTATATCTATTTGAATGTTGGTGGTCTACATCTACATATTTTAAATCCTTATTCATATAATAAAGATTAGGGTAGTTTCTATCAATAACCTGTTGAATGGTTGCCCAGCCAATGTTTGCATTTTCAATTACCAACAATGCGTTGTTATATTCGGTTGATAACGATACTAAGAAATTTCCGAAATCTTTTGTGTCCAATTTACCTCTATATTCTGCAACTTGTTCAGATGCATCTACATCAATAACATGAGCTGCCGAGTAATCAGATGCATCTCCTCTAGCAACATCCGCTACAACTATATAAGTTTTACTATAATCAGGATATTGCCATTTCCAAAAATTTCCATCAAATCCACCTTTTTCGATAGGCTCTTGTACAAATGTTTCTTTATAGAATAAAAGTACTTGTGGGTCAATAACCGAATCACCAGAACTTACGAAGTCACAATCACATTCTTGTGCTGCTCCTTTTGGCCCTAATAATGTTTCTTGTTCATCTCTCCAACTCTGGTCTCTTTCTGGATGTACACTCCAATGTAATCTAATATTATTGAATCCATTTGTTCCATCCTCAGAACCTACCCATGTTTTGTGAAAGAAATTACCTACACCATTTGGAGTAGAAAGTATAATTGCGTTACCACCCGTTGATAATGTAGATTGAGCTGATATCCATATATCTTCAATCTTATCAATAAATGCAGCTTCATCAAATACCAACAAAGACAATGCTTCAGAACGACCAGCGTCACTTGCAGCTGAAGTTGCTTTAATCTGAGAACCATTTGAGTATCTTAACGATAGTTTGTTATCTTCAACTGTTGTTAATTTTAACCAAGAAGGAAGATAATGATTCATTACTCTTACTTTGGTTACTAAGTTTTTTGCTACTTCTTGTTTTGTTGCAATTACTAAACAATTAAAATCATCATTGAATAACATCTTCCATAATGAGAAGCCAGCTGTTAAAGTTGATATACCAGTTTGTCTTGATTTAAGAATAACATTATATCTATGGTTTTTAAAATCAACCAATGTAGTTTCTTGAAATGGATATAATTGAAAAGGAATCTTACCCCTTACTGGATGCTGTATCATACAATACTTTCGCATAAAGTAAATAGGGTCAGCTGCACATTGTTTGTACTCTGACGCTATTATCTGCTTTAATGATTGTTTTTTATTAGCCAAATTATTTCTTTTTTCCTATTTTCCAATACATACCAGCACTAACAAATGGTGCTAATTGTGAGGTGTTAGAATTATTCTGAATACCTAAACCTAATTGATATAAATTATTCTTTTTACTTTTTAGGATTAACCCACCACCAACATTACTAATAACATCGGTTTTATTGAATCCACCATTAATACCCCAATAGAATTCATTCTTTGGTAATTCTTTTACAATTGTTGTATTATAAACTGTTGGAATTTTAAAGAACCAATCTATTTCTCTTGATTGGATTGAGTTTTGTGAAATAATATCAGTTAAGATACCGAATCCCAAATCTCCACTTGGTTTATTACCTAATGAATCAGTAACTACATTTGGAAAGTCATATGTTAGACTTAATGTATCTTTAACTGTTATTTTTGCAAAGTAATCCTTTATAATAGCAAGTGAATCTACATCTACTGGTATCTCCACTTCCTTAATTACTTCTTTTGTGATGTACTTTGGTACATACTTTGTTACTTTAACTTCTCTTTCTACATAAATGGTATCAGTTTTTTGTTCTAATAATTCGTAATCTGTACCATCTACTTCTATTATCTCTTTTACTTCATCTACTTCATCACCACCACAACTTCTAATTAATAATACTACACATAGTACCATTATTAAGATTGTTTTTAAATCAAATTTCTTTAACCAATTCATAGTTCATAGGTTTTAATTTCAAAAAGGCTGTATTTCTTTTTTCTATAACTTCCGTAAGTTCTTTCTTACCATTTTCGATATCAGTTTCAATCTGAGTTCTTAATGTTTGTACATCTTCATTAGATGCCCACTTTTCAACTGAACCATCATCATTAATGTATTCGTGAATATTGGAAACTTCGTGTAATGCCTGATTCCACTTTTCTATTGTATCAGTACCATGTGCAGCCATATTAGAATATATCTTATATTCCTCATATTCTTTCCACAATCCATCTAACTTAATTTGTTGTTCTTTTTTAGCTAAACAAACTGCACAAAAGGTAGTTTTACTTATTAACGTTTTATCTGCTCTTGAATAGGTATTGGTTTCACAATCATCTGATTTACATTTAGATTGTTCTTCTAAATACTTCCTTACCTTAGAAAGTTCGTTTGATAATTTAGATTGTTTTACTTTACCATATGATTTTTGTTCGTAAACACTACCATCCTCTTCCCAAATATCACCAATGTTTCGTTTGGTAATTTCCTTAATACCAGATAGTGAAACTTGAGTATCTTTTTGATATTCACCAGTTTCAATCATATTTACCAACTTCCTACGAGTTGGGTGCATGAATTTTTTCTTAAATTTTTTCTCAGCCATATTTTGTAACTTATATATTCATATATATAAGTATTGGATTTTTTACTATTCGTAAAATAAACCGAGAATCTGATTGAGTGGTGCGAATGTTCCAGTAAGTTTGAAAGTCTTACCACCATATACAAATACAATTCCCTCATTAGGAACTATTTTATCAGTTCCACCAATTGCCTTTAATCGTTGTAGTTCCATTTTAAGTTTAGCTATCTTCTTTACATCCCCACTCTTTCTAACATCTTTGATAGTTTTATCCAATTGGTTCTTCATAGCCCTAATTGCTTTATCGGGGTTAGCAGTAAGTACTGAACTCATGAATGAAAGTATATCAGCTCCGATACCTAAGAAGATATCTTCAAATGGTCTAATGTTATCTTTAGCCATCTTAGCATGGTCATTTTTATCAATTCCCTTTGCCCACTCCATTGTTTTTACATCAGATAAATTTTTCTTATCTAATCTAAATGATTTATCATAGAATGCCCATCTCTTAACCAATCCCATTAGAGTTCTATTATCTAACTTAGATGGTGATTTCTTATTTACAAAATCCATCCAAAATGCTTGATGATAATCAGCGATTCCATCATTGTCTTTTAATTTAAATTTAGATTGTAATTTTGATATTTTAGAATTATATTTTCCTTTTAAAGAAGTTAAGTTCTTACTCTTAGGTAATTCATTAATTGGAGGTCCTGATATTGTGTATGCGGATTGTACATCTTGATTTACTTGCTTAATCATTCCAGCAAGTATCTTAGCTGCATCTTGATTCTCACCAATAGCGATACCTTCTTCATTAAATTCCATAGTACCATGAAATACTAATAGAGCTTGTCCATACGGTATTACATTTACTGAGGTTGGGTATATTACTTCTAAGTTCATAAAACATGCACCACCTTTAAAGATTTTATCTCTTTGTTTTTCAGAAAGTGATTTTATTGCTTTTGATAAATCATTCATAGCAAAGTTATATGCCTTTTCTAATTCACCTCTACCGGCAAACTTAGTAGCTACACCTTTTATATCCAAAGCGTTTTCACCTTTGTTCTTTAAGTGTCCTTTGTTACGAGCAGCAACTAATCTACCATCTCTCCAACTTACAGCCAATGCCTGTCCATCAGTTTTCTCTCTTGCTAAGTCCAAGTTTCCTTCCAATGCTTTATTTACGATATCTTTAAGTTGACCAAATGTAAGATTAATTTCAGTATCAAATGGATGATTCATATGTCCATATGCTCCACCTTCAATTAATAATCCCTCCATCATACTATTTGATTCCTTCCACTTGTATAATCCAATTATATCAAGTTTTTGTTTCTGAGAATCCCATCCACATGAATGACATAAATACTTGTCACTATCATCAGATTCAATTTCCCAT